CCTTGCAGCGCCTTAGGCAGTAGGAACCGCGAGCGGTGTACCGTCTAAAAGCTTGCCGTCCTCATCAAGATTGACTCCTTCCTTGATGAGCGTGTAGGTATAATCGTTCAGGAATGCTGAAGGGAATCCTCCGCTGCCTGACGTACCGACTGTTCCTGATGTTCCGCGCCATCCCGACATTAACTCGTCGGCTTCTACATAGGTCAGCGGACCGGTTAGAGGATAACTCATCCCGGCAAGCTGGCAACGTTTTACCATGAGGATCTTCGGACTGAGATTGTAAACGGCCCGGCCGGCAACTAAGGTCAGCGTGCAAAGAGGTTTTTGCCCCAGCGTACCGGCTGTTGCTGCCGTACCCGAATCGTTGGCTGTTGTCTCATCGATCAACAGATGTCCCCGCCTGCAAGCCTGCACTTCCGCGTAGTTCAAGTATCGCAGAAGCTCTGTGTCCGGCCATAGGTAGGGCAAATTAACGTCGTCCAGAATATCTTCGCGCAGAAACTGAATCATGTCCTTGGCGATCATGTTGGCTTATCTCCCTATTGTCCCCCGCTTGTTTACCTTATGGTGCCTTAGGCAGTAGGGACCGCGAGCGGTGTGCCGTCTATCAGCTTGCCATTCTCATCAAGGTTAACTCCTTCCTTGACAAGGGTATAGGTATAACGCGGGATATCACGGGTATAAGGCTTCCCGTCGTCGCCCTGGGTGGTTTCAGTCTTGATCAATGTATCCATCATCTGACGCACCGGACGCGGGATGTCTATTTCCTCGCCTGGTTTGATCTGGAATGGATAGGTATTCAGACCCAGGAAAATTCCCTCTTTTGGGATGTCCGGATTCTGATGAACAATGATCCTGTCGCGAATGTGTCCTGTCGGACCGTCAAACTTCAACGATTCTTCAATCTCTTTACTTCCTCGTGCCATGGTAATTCTCCTCCCCTTAAAGGTTGTAATGGTAAAATGGATGGGCGGAGGGGGATGTTTGATCCCTCTCCAGCCCGGTTAATTTACTTGGTGACCGTCTACATGTCGTAAGGCATGCAGATCAGGTCAACGTATGTTGCGGTTCCAGCGGTACCGCCCGTACCGGTAACAAACCCGGCGCCGTCTGCAAATGCAAGGGCGGTTTCTTCCGGGGCCTGCAGGGTTACATAACCCAGGGCGCAGTATCCGTCTGGAAGATCGGGCAAGCGGCAAGCTGCTGCAGCCAGGGTTGCGCTGTCGTAGTCTGCCTTACTCACCACATTGCCGGGGCCGATAACGGTTCCGGATGTGCCGGCCGCGGTGCAGATGAGATACTTGGCAACGGTATTGGCTGCCAGGGTGCCATCCGGCAGGGGAAGGTTGTCCTGCGCGATGCAGGTGGAAACCGCCCCGTTGATGACAACCGTGACGCCATTGGCGATCTTGAATCCAGCGGTTGTGCCTAATGTTCCGCCTATGGTAATCAGCGGACCCTGGGTACCGTTGGTGCCGCCGATGACCCGATTGGCAATCCCCTGGAAGGAACGGCGTTCGGCTTCCTTTGGGAAACTGTCATAAATATCTCGAACCGACGGGTCAACATTGAGAGCCGGATCGTCAAATTTCTTACCAACATATTTTTCAGCCATATCTGAATCCTCCTGTGAATGGTCCTTATGAATGGTTAATGTAAATTAGTTAGTCGCAGCCACTTCCAACACCATCATCCAAGCATCATTTAAAATAACCGTGCCCTGCATGGTCTTCCAGGCGACTGATCCGCGCTGACCTAGCGGATCGGATTTACTGGGAACCGGGTTGATGACAATCGGGGTGATGGCGAATTTGCCCTTCAGCGCGACGATACCGTATGCGTCCTTGCCGAAGTACATGATTGGGTAGACATCGCAACGGGTCCCGGCAGTGGTGATCTTCCCGGTGGTTACGGTTGATCCCGCATCAGCATAGGCCTTGAAAATGGTTGACTTGACGTAGCGGACATCTTCGCAGGCACCGATTTCCGTCTCAAACTTGGAAACCTGCCCGTAGTCTGCAACGGAAGTGAACCCGGTTAGGCTGCGGATGTCAGATGTCAGGTCGACGTGGGTCACGCCGATGAATGCCGGCAGGATGGATTCCGTATTGAACGACGGGGTCGATTTCACGATCTGGGTGATAAACTGAGCTTCCTGGCGTTCCAGAGCGCGAACGACCTTGCGCTGATCTGTGCGGGAAACAACAGCAACAACGTCTGTCCTGGCTGCCACTGAATTAGCATAGAACTTATTGGAGCATGCCTTTAGGACGTTGTAGCGCAGTGTCTCGACCGTCTTGGCTGCCTGCTCGGAGCAGACTGCAACGGCTTCCCTGAGAACTGGATCTTCATGGGTATCGACGATAACATCGGTGATTTCCACCAGGTCGCCGTACTGGTACAGATTTCCGGTGATGTCGGTTGCGGTCAGTTTCTTGCCGGCAGGGGTCACGCCTTCGGTTAACGGAGTGGTTGCCAGGTCAAGGGAATTATATCTGCGCCATTTCATCGACTGGGTTTTGTTGCCCGGAAGTGCCTTTGACTGGCCGAATTTCTCCAGGCAAAGATAAGGCATCGCACGTTTCAAAAGTTCTACAACGACGAAAGCGGCAGTCCTCGGGGAGATATTGCCGTAAGTTGTAATTGCCATAATAAATAACCTCCTATTTCTTTAGTGCCTCATTGTAGGCCGAATCGAAATCATCTGTCCGGCCCTGGCCTGCGTCGACGGATCCGCGCTTGGTAATCACGGCAGTAAGGTTCTGCTTTTTTTCAGCCTTCCTTTTGTCCATGTCGATCAGGTTGTCTGTATGAGACTGATCATCTTTGTTGGTTTCCAGAAGCCCGTTCTCTTTCTTGAAGTCTGAAATCAAGTCGACAACGTCTTCTGCTGTACCCTTTTCATAGGTTGCTTTCATGGATTCCCGGAGGTAGCGCGGCTTGGTTTCTATCCATTGAAGGATGGCGCCGGAGTCGCGATGCGTTTCAAAATCAGGATGAGAGCCACGAATGGTGCCAAAGTGGGCTGCTTCATCGCTTTTCTTGTAACTTTCTTCTATCGGCTGAACCCTGGAAGCAATCTTTTCCTGAATTTCGGCTGTCTTGGCCTCAAGTGTCTCGAGAATTCGGTCTTCGAGTCTCTTTAAGGCACGTTCGCGTTTCAGGCCTTCCATTTTAGATACCGAGTCGAAATCCTTTTCGTATTCACTTAATTCGGCCTTCTCGTCTTCGGTAAGGTCGTCGAATAGTGAATCGGAC